TTTAGCTTTTTTTGTATTACTTACAAACTGTTTTCCTTTAGCTCCAGCTCTTTTTTTCTTTCTAGCTGTCTTTGCTCTTTCTGCTTTGCTTAAGCTTCTAGCTTTTGCCAAGGGTAAACATCTGTCTGGATTCTTTTTATTCTTACTGGTACCGCAAGGACCTTTTATAGAGCCATCAGTTCCTATACGAACCCACTGTTGTTTTACCCATTTTTTTAATGCCCCCATTATGCTTTACCTTTTGCACCCTTTGCGTAGTTAGGGTCTTTACAATATTTACTTGCAGCTAGGTTTGCATAAGCTGATGGGTACTTATCAAAAGTTCTTTTTGCCCAAGCTATACCCGCTGCACATATTTTATTTCCCTTTTTCTTTTTTGCTTTTCTTTTAGCCATAATTAACAACCTAATTCTTTAGCTTTTTTCATCATATCTGACTTGCTAATTTGACCTGCATCAAAAAGTTTTTTTAAGGCTGCACATTTTTTTGCGTTTTTACCTCCAGACATTTTTTTTCCTTGTTCCATCGGATTCATTTGACGAGCTGCTCCTTGTTTTATATTAGATTTAAACTCTTCTGATTGTTCTCTCATTTTATTATATTTATTATTATACTTTTCTTGTTCCTGTAGAACGTGTTTTTCTACTTGGGTAATTATGAGCTACACCTTTACGTCTACCTCCTTCATTTCTTTTACCCCTGTTTTTGCTAATCTTCATACAAACTAAATTAGAAGGACTGCTGTTTCTAGGATTACCATCTTTATGATGTATTTCATGACCCGCAGGACATTTCTTTTTCCTATTAACTTTGTTTCTTGCAGCCCTATCTTTTTTAGCTTTTGTAGAAGACTGAAATTTTTTATATTCTGCCTTGTAATCTCTAGCCACTATTTCTTTTTCTTTTTACGTCTTTTGAGGACTTTGAAGTCAGCTCCAGTAATTTTATCATATGGAGGAGCTAGTCTTGCTATCCTACCTTGTTTTTTTGAAAGTTTTCTTGCCATGTTACCATTTTACTTTATTAGCCCAATAAGCTGCAGAACAATTACCCTTAGCTATATTCTTAGCATGTCTTGCTTTGAAAGATTTACGCCTAGCTTTAGATTTAGTGTCTTTCTTTTTACCAGCAGTACTAACGCCTTGTTGACCAAAACGAATTGTTTTAATCTTACCCTTACAGTTAGTTACAACTATATGAGATTTTTTTGGATGACTAGGTGTACGTTTTGGTTTATTTAAACCACTAACACCTGCACGTTTTATTGCTGACGCTTTTCTGCTTGCTTCCGACATTACTTTTTGTGTTTTTTCTGAATTGGAAAACTAGCGTGCAAACTTGCTCCTTTATGTGGAACAAATTTACCGCTGTGTTTCATCAACTTTACTGATTTACCACTTTTCATCCAGTGATAACCAGATGGGGCTTTAACTCTTTTGTTTGCCATTTGGTCTAGTTTTAACTGTTTTCTTTTTACCGCAACCGCACCCCATTATCTTCTACCTTTTCTTTTTGCTTTCTTTTTTCCTTTTTTACCGTTTCCGTATTTCATAATATTATTATTTTAATGGTTAGTATATATGCAAATATACAAAAAAATTTATTAACAACCACTATTAATTTAAATTAAATTAGTATATTTGGGTATAATTTAATTTAAAAACAATGGACAAAAAAAAGGTAAAAGAACCTAATTTAATTAAAAAAGGTTTTACTTTAGGAAAGGCATTATTTAAATATGCTTCTGAAGGTTTTCCTAATGTTTCAAAAGAGGTTTACGAAGAAAGATTACTAACATGTAATGGGTGTGAGTTTCTAAATAGAAAGAAAGAAACTTGTATGGTATGTGGTTGTGTAATAGAATATAAAGCAAGAATGGAAACAGAGTCTTGTCCAGAAAAAAAATGGTAAAATGAATCAACAAGGACTGATAAGAAAAATAATAGTAACAGCTGGAGATAGAGATATTACATATGTAAAAGGTCAAACTATAGCTGGCGGAGCAATACAAATCATAGACATAACATTTGATTCACAATACGCAGAACAATTTGGAGAGGGAAGATATAATATCTACGTTATACCAAACAAAGAAAAGTTCGTTAGATTATGGAAATCTATCCCCTCCAATAAATGCGTCCCTGAGTATGAATTAGAATTAGAAGAAATATTATGAAATTAACACCTATAGGCGACTTTGTTTATGTTGAAATAGAAAAAGAAGAGGAAAACACTCATACTCTTGATAATGGTAAAACTATATGGTTAGACACCTCTTACGATAGATACGTTAATGCTAGACAGTATGGTATTGTAAAGTATGTGTCAATAAACATAAAGAAAAGAGTAGAAGATAATATAACATTAAAAGAAGGAGATAAAGTGTACTTTCATCATTTTTGTATAGATGAAAGAATGAGTAGTGAGTTTGGTGGAGAAAACATATACAAAGTAAACTATGACCAAATATATTGTTATGTTAGAGATGGCAAAATAACAATGACTCAAGACTATGTTTTTGTAGAACCTATACAGTTAGAAGATAAAATAGGAAATATATATATAGAGTCTAAAGAATCTACAAAAAGAGGTAGGGTTAAATATTGTAATCCATTTTCAATAAAAGATGGTTTTAATATAGGTGATGAAATATTATATATTAAAAATGCTAATTACGATATGGTTATAGAAGGAGAAAGATTATTTAGAATGAAGAATAGTGAAATACTAGCTAAAACAGACGGTATAGAATAATGGAAGAAGAAAAAAGTGAAGTACAAATATATGTAGAAAATACATTGCAAGAATTATTAAGTGCGGCTAAAGAAGGTATAGCTACATTAATAGCAGATGTTAAAAGACCTATAGCAGATGATGTGGCTGATGAAAAAAGAAAGTCTGCTTTAGAATCAAAAAAGAAAGCATTTATGGATGCACAAGAAATGCTTGCGGCACTAGTTACATTAGAAGGTAAAATAAAAGGAAAACAACAAGAAGAAGAAAACATAGATAATAACTTTAAAGGAGGATTCTCCGAAAAATACGCAAGAAAAAAATGATAAGAGAAATAGCAAAAAAAATGAGAGAAGAAAAAATAATACACAACTCTATGGTTTGCACATATATGTTAATAACTAAAGTGCTAACAGTCAAAGAGTTATTTGAGTCTAATAAAGATTTTGGATTGCTGTTTCATCCAGACGACCTAGAAGTACTAACAGGTAATCAAGCAATAGATATAATAGATACTCTAATAGAATACTTTGTGGAGTTAGAAGATTATGAAAAGTGTGCAGATTTAGTAGAGGTTAAAAAAGACTATTTATAAAAAAAAGGGGCATAAAGCCCCTTTTTTATTGTAAAGAATTAATATTATCCTTTAGTAAAGTAAGCGTACTCTAATACACATGTAGCAGTATCAGCTTGTGCTTCTAAACCTGTACTTGGTGCTAAAGGTAAAAATGCAAATTCTCCTGGAGATAGTCTAGCAAAAGCTGTAGCCGCATCCGTTCTTATATCAATATAATTAGTTGTATCTATATTTTTTAAATACACATAATTAATTGCAGATACTGAGCTAGCTATAAGTGTTGTTACACCACTATGCAATACAGCAGCTCTAGCTATATTTACAGCAGGATTAGTAGTTGTTAAAGTATCTGTTACAGTAATACTTAAAGAATCAGCAGTAGCGTCTGCACTAGATAATGTTAATGTTGGTGTTAATGTTGCCATGTTTTCTAATTTTTTAAGTTAATGATTATGTTGTTAATGCTGATTCAGTTGAAGATACAGCTGTAGAAATTGCTTCATCTAAAGCTAAAGTATTATAACCGTGTTTAGCAGATGCTTTTATAAGAATCTGTGCTTTACTAGAATCATTATCAAATCCACTTACAATATTGGATAATCTAACAAAACCAGATAAAGATGTATCAGGAAACGCTACAACATTACCATTTACATTTAAAGAAGCTAAATCAGATAATGCAGTCTTACCACCCATGTGTCTTGTAAATGAAGTTTGTAAACTATCTAAAGAAGTTTCTATTTGCAACATATCTACAAAGTGAGAATCAATACCTGCATGATTAGTGTTTGAAGCATCATAAAAAGTAGCCCAGTCATCTGCACTAGAACCACCAGCGATGTTACCTTCGTAAGTTAAAATAACTCTATCAAGATTAATCATTAAGTTAATTTCAGAAATAGTATCAGCATCATAAGCTACACCATTTTTTGCATTAACCTCAACTGCTCTTAACTGTCCAGACTTTGAAGATATTCCAAAACCATCAGCTACATTTACACAAGGCTCTACTGTTCTAATTTCAATAGGTCTTCCTCCACCCATAGTGTCAGCATAAAGAATTTTTCCTTGCACTCTGTAAACAGGTAAAGTTAAACCAGTTGCACCAGTTGTAATATCTTGTTTAGTAGTTGCGTCATAATCAGACTCACTTCCAAATAAAAACACATTGTCTGCTCCAGTTATTTTTTCTTTAAAAATTTTACCAGGAGTGTAATCAGAAGAAGCTATATCAAAGTTTCCTACTGAATCTCCGACATCTCCAACACGAATATACTCTCCGTCTGTAAGGCCATGACCTGTTATAGTCAAAGCATCAGTTGCTGCAGTAGCAGCAGTAGCATTAATTCCTAATGCTGTTTCTACGTTAGTACCATAAATAATATGCTCTGTACTAAGCATCATTGTTTTTGCGTCAGCAGCAGTAGTACCGAACTCTTCGTTTCCATACTTTAATACGCTTACGCTAATTAAGTTTGCCATTTTTTTTATTTTTTGTTAATAATAGATTGATTGTATGCAAATATACTAAAATGATTTGATATATAAAAATTTATTTGTATATTTGTATCATGTCAAGTAAAGAAATATATGGAATACCAATTAACATTCCAAAAAAACCCGCAAAACGTTTTATTTTAGGTAGTGACAAATCTAAAAAAAAACAAAAATGGGAAAGAACTGAGCTTCCTGATAACTGGGATTTATTAACAGAATCTAAAAAATCAAAGTTTATTGAACAGGAGTATAAAAGAAGAGTAGAAGGGGTTTGGTTTATGAATAATGGTGTTGCAACTTACTTGACTGGTTTGCACTACTATTATTTAAATTGGTGTAAAATAGATATTGGATACCCAGATTACTGGGATAGAGATAGAAGATTTTTTCTTGTTTGGGATGCGGTAAGAAGCAACCCTGATTGTTATGGGTTAATAATGCCAAAACATAGAAGACAAGGAGCATCTTGGAAAGCAGCTGCAATAGTAATGCATGACATAACTTTATCCTACAATTCTAATGGTGGAATTATGAGTAAGACGGGAGCCGATGCTAAAAAGCTCTTTGACAAGGTTGTGTTTATGTTTAGAAAGTTACCAGACTTTTTTCAGCCTATTATTGAAGGTACAGATTCACCTAAAACGGTTTTATCTTTTAAAAAGCCAGGTGAAAAAATTACTAAAAATAATGCTAAGGTTAAAAAGTCAGAAGCTTTAGATAGTCAAATAGACTGGCGTAACACTAAAAATAATTCTTATGACGGAGAAAAACTTAAAACATTTGTCTCTGACGAGGGTGGTAAATGGTTAGAAGCAGATGTTTCTAAAAACTGGCAAATAGTAAAACCAGCACTTTCAGAAGGTATAAGAATAATAGGAAAAGCTTTTTTACCATCTACGGTTAACGAGATGGAGGCTGGTGGTAAGGCTTTCAAAGACATATGGGATGATTCTAATCAAGACGAAATAGTTCCTGGTATTAACAGAACTAAATCAGGATTGTACAGATACTTTACTCCTGCTTATGATGGGTTTGAAGGTTTTATAGATGAGTATGGTAATAGTATTATAGAAACACCAAAAAAAGTTATATACGATAAGTATGGTGAAAAAATAAATATTGGTAGTAAAGAATATTTAGAAGGTATAAGAAGTAGCTTTCAAAATGACACCAATAAATTAGCTGAATATAAAAGACAGTTTCCTTTTACTCCTGAAGAAGCTTTTAGGGTAAG